TGTTCGTACTGAAATATTTGACCTAACGCGTCCTCTCCGTATTTGTTAACTAAAGCTTCAAAGTTGCTAGGTATATTTGTTACGTAGGCTCCTCTCCTTAGTGGAGCATCCATAGAAGATCCTAAAGACATAACTAGTAAACCAAAATCAGCGGCGTCAAAGCTATCATTCTTGTCCTGAACTCTTTCCCAAGCAGCCTCTGCAATTCTTTGAACTTCTTCTCTAGCTTCTAAAGACTTTTGTTTTCTAGTTTTAAATATATCTGCTAAGCTTTTCTTTTTAGTTTCTGTGTTAAATCCTTTTGTAGATTCAGCAGGCATTGAAACATCTAGCTTCTTACTAGTTCCATCAGGACCTTTTAATATGTATGTTCCTTTTTTAGGTGAAGTAACTTCAAAGCCAGGCTCTAAACCTTTGTTTACTAAAGCTAAGAAATCGTTTTTACCTGTTGTAGACTGCTGTCTATTTGTTTTTTCTATTTTATTTCCTTTTTTGTCAAGCTTAAAAGATCCATCTTTATTTCTCTTCCACTTGTTTCCATTTTCACCTTCCCAGTTAGGGTCTTTTATAAGTTGACCGCCTGGTTCTTTGTCTATGTTTCTACCGTCACCAGCTTTAGAAGCGCCAGCATACATAGGCATTAATTGGCTAATAGCTATAGTAGCGGCGGCTTCAGATCCTTTTTGCTCAGCTAATCTAGCTGTCATGTTTGTTAAAAAATCTCTTTGCTTTTGCGCGCCTTCTATTTCGTTAGCTCTAGTTCCAGGGTCTATTGTTTTACCATCTTTATTTTTAGGCATTAGCTCTTGCAGAGCTTTTTTAATTTGAGTGTTTGTTGTTATTTGTTCTGAAAGCTTTGTTCTAATAAAGTCTGCTACATCTCCATCGGCAACTGAAGTCCAACCTCCTAAATCTTTTAGCCCACTGTCAAGCTCTACAAACTCATTGTTTACTTTTTTAATTTTCTTTTTTAAGTCTTTAATTTCTTTGCTTTGCTTTTTGCCAAACAGAGTGTCAAATATATTGTCTACAGTTTCTGAAGATCTATCAGAAACAGCTACAGTTTCAACAACCTCGTTGAAGTTATCAAGAACTTCACTAGAGGCTTTGCTAAACGCTAGTACGCTTTTTCCATCACCAAGTTTTGCAGCTACAGCTTCTGTAGTAGTACCGTTAGTTAAAGCATTTAATCTCATTTCTTGATTAGCAGCTAGCTGAGCCATTTGAACTACTAAAGCTCTTATAGCTCCATCAGCACTCTTGTTAGGTCTAAATGTACCGTCTTCATTAATACCAAACTTATCTAAAAAATCTTTTCTAGTAACTCTAGTTTTTTTATTTTGCTCAAACTTTTGACCTAGCTTTTTAGCAGCGCCTTCAGACACTCTAACTCTTTCACCTTTAGTATAAAAATCACCTAATACTGTATTAGCTACACCTGTAGCTTCACCGCTTCTTGTTTCACCTTCTGGTAGCAGTTTAAATAGTATGTCGTTAAAACTACCGTCTGCATTTGTAGATAAATCTAATATTTTATCTTGAGCTATTCTACGTTGATTAGCATCTAAATCTTGATTAGCTAACACTCTAGCTGGATCAACACCAAACTCTGATGCTGTTATCTCTAATACATTGTACAGCGCGCCAACAGGAACAACATCAGATTCTTTTGTAGGTGGTTTTAACTTACCGTTTTTGTCTACCTTCATTGACTCAACCATGAGCTTTTTAAGGCCTTTATATGTTAAACCATCTAATGGTATGTTAGCTTCAGCTACAACGTCTCTAATGGCGTCTTTCGCGTCCTGAGAAAGTTTTAACGCGTCTTTAGCTATAACTTCGTTTACGATTTCTTGTACAGCTTTTCTTCTACCTACGCTTAAGTCTTGATCTTCTAAAAATTCTAATGCAGAACTATCGTCGGCTATAACATCAGCTACTGTACCAGACTCACCTATAGGAGCGTCTGTAGAAACAGTGTCAGCTTGCTGCTCTGCCTTGTATTGATTCATTACATCACCTTTAGCTCTATATATAATTGACATACCAGCACCACCTGATACTCCAGTTAACCAACCAAATAAGCTGTTGTTTTTATCTAAGCTATAGTTAGTTAAAAATCTTCTACCTAACTCTTCTTTTACTTTTCTAGTAAACTCACGTAAAGCTTCAGGTGGTAAACCTTTAGCTGTCATGCCTTGTTGTATTAAAGCATCTAGCGATCTACCTTCTACCATAGCAAAATAAGCTTCAGTAAAGTCAGGGCTTACAGAAAAGTCTTCTTGAGTTTCATATTTTTTAGTTCCATCAGGATTCTGCACATGTTTGTCAAACGTTTGCTTTAAATCAGGGTTATTTTTCAGATTAGCATCTAAAGCTTTAGAATACATCATCTGATCTTTTCTTTCCTGTGGAGTTCTAGCGTCTTTAAACAGCTTACCGTTAGCTCCTTTCTCCATCATTTTTATGATAGCTGGACTAGGCTTATTGTTTTGTATTGAAACGTCGTAATCTTTTATAAAGTTTAAAATGTCTTGGCTAGTATCTAGCTTAATATCTCTACCTAAATAGTTTTGAGCAAAGCGTCTAAACATACTTTTTATTTTTTGAAGACCAGACTCTTTTATCTTAGCTTTATTACCTCTAATAAACTCTGTTAAAAACGCTAGCTTTTCTTCGCCTTTAACATTACCTTCGTACATGTTTATTTTCTTGTCAAAAGCTTCTTTTTGGCCAGGCAAGAACTCAATACCACCGGTATCTATAATATCATCAACAACATTACCCATTGTTTCTTGAGCAACAGGATCAGCTTTTAACGTATTGTAAAAAGCAGCATGCACAAATTCGTGAGAAGGAACATTAAACTGACCATCTGTTAAAGCTGTGCTTTTGTTAATGTTCATTTGTAATCCAACAAGATTTCCTTTATCATCAAACCTAGGAGCCATAGCCCCATAGTTACGAGCATTACCAGCTATAAAATCTAGCATACCAACACCAGCCATAGTTTGATCACTTTGAAACTCTAAAGCTTCTCTAGCTTCTTGCTTTTCTGCTTCTGTAGAATTTGGATCGTCTATAATTTCTTGCATCGCAACAGCTGTTCCACCAGCTTCCATAGTAAAATCTTCAAGCTCTGCTTTACTTCTAAGTTGATTACCAGTTTGATCTTGAGCTATCATGTCCTCAAACTCTTGTTTGGTTCTTTCAGCAAAATCTATCTCAACAACCCCTCGATCTTTTATTTTCTTCTCGTAGGCTTTCATAGCCTCAACCTCTTGTGCGTACCGAGCGTTAGCAACATCGTCTGTTATTGAACCTATGATTTCTCTTTTTCTTTTAGCACCTTCGCCGTATTGTTTTTCAAGCTTTTTTATTTCAGCTTCTTTTTGCTCAGGCGTGAGTGTATCGCTAGAATATATTTTTTGCGCTTTACTTTTTATTTTTTGATTAGCTCGCTCGATGTTTATTAGCTCTGCTTTTTCAGCATCAGTCATAGCATCTACTCGCTTTACATCTTGTTCAATAGCTTTGTTAGTTTGCTCTACTATATTAGCGTATTCTTTTTCAAGCTCATCTCTCTTATCTGCTAATTCTTGACCTTCGTATGCATCAGGAAGCTTAGCCATCTCTACAGCTATTTCATTTAACCTCGCGGCTCCTTGCTGAAGAGTTAAATTAGTAGCTTCACTTTTAAACGGCGCTGTCATAGCTTTATAAAGCCTAGGGCTTTGTATGCCTGCGCTTATAACAGTTCCACTAATAAAGCTTTCAGGAACATCATCAAAAATGCCTACATCTTTATTGCCAAAGTATATGTCAGCTAGATTTCCACCTATTGTAGCAAATACTTCACTAGTACCTTCTTCAAAAAGTTCTTTACCTGTAGCTTTAGTATTTTGCCAAGTAAAAACGTTTTTTCTTAAATAAGCTCCATAACCTATATCTCTAACAGTATTATCAATACCGCCTAATATATTTTTAGTTTTCTTAATAGCACCAAGAGTAACTCTTTCAGATAAAGCTTCTACAGCACCTGTAAAGCTAGAGTTTAAAGCCATAGTTCCAAAACTGTGGTCTCTACCATATATTCCACCTGTATCGTAGAATAATTGTTTTTCATCTTGTAGTTGATAAAACTTATTACCAGCAGCGCTCACACCCATAACATATAATGAAGAACCACCAGTCACAGTCATCAATGCTAACTGTGGAGCTTGAGTAGCAAACAAGTTTGCGCCCCACTCTACAGCATCATAACCATTTTCTATTTCATCAAACTGAACAGGTTTTCTAATTTGAGAAGTTATATTGTCTTCTTGCCAATCATCTATTCTGTCATTAAGTTTTCCAAGTTTTGTTTTTCTAGGTGGAGCAACGGTCCGAAAGCCCTTTATAGCATTGCTTTTTATTTGTTCGTAAATTCCTTCTGGTAGTTGGTACAACATGTCAACAGTTCCTGATATTCCTTGTGCTAAATCTATAGCTGAGTTAGCTAAGTTACCACCTAGAGCGGTTATATAATTAGGATCTCTAGTAACAGCTTTTAAATATGTTTCTATTTCAGAAGCTCTTTCTGTTAATGGCCCTAGCTCATCATTTATTGTATTAAATTTTACTTCATACACTTTAGCAGATCGCTTAAGCTGATCGTACATTTCAACATTTTTATTGTACTCAGTTATTTGATCTTGACTAGTGTATTCATCTACGTTTTGTGTAGCAAACCAACCGGCTAATTGTGACATAGATTCGTAAACTTTAACCATGTTAGACTCTATGACCGCTAGTTCTCCTGTTTTTTCTCTCAAAGGTTTACTAAGCTTTTCATAAGCTGCTTTACCTTCAGTTTCTAACTGTGATCTTTTTTTCTCTCTGTCAGTTTCATCTACCAGTTCGTATATATCATACAAAAATTGAAAACCCCCTCTATCTTTATCTTCAGATTCAAGTTCTTCAAATATTCTATCTTCTAAAAGAAGTTCTGACTTAGTGTCTACAAACGAGTTGTTAACTTGCTCGACTTGCTCTTGAGTTTGCTCTTCACTAAGAGTATAGGTACTTTCAAATTCTTTATATTCAGCTGAGTTTAAAATTTCAGCAGTTTTTTCTTGCTTTTCTTTTTCTGATAAACCTGCTAATCTAATATTTTTTTTATTCATATAAGCTCCTAGAGCTTGGTTTTGAAAATAACTTTTTTTAGCAGTATGCCTAAGTTCAACATCTTCTTTAATGCTTTTTTTATACTCTTTATAAAACTCATTTTTCTCGTAATTATTAGGCCTATTCTCAGAGCCCCAAAAACCAGCCTCACGAAGTCTTTCTACCTCCGCCTCGTGCGCTAAATCTCTAAAGTCTGACATAGCGACTTCATCGTCTCTATCTAGTACTCTTTGATATGCATCTGATATATATTTTTCAGTAGCTCCTTCATGTAAGTTTAAAGCTACTCTAAGAGCCTCTAGCTTTTGTGCTTGATCATTTCTAGTATTAGATATATTAGTTTGATCTTCAGTAGTTACTTGAGCAGCATCTAAGTATTTATCAAAATCACCTGTTAAATCTACTTTACCACCAGAGCTTTTAACGTAGTTTACAACTTCTTCGTTTTTAACTTCACCAGCTTGTATTGCTGAAGAAAGATCACCTGCATTAGGATATTTGTCTATTATAGCTCTAGCTTCTGGGCTTAATTGAAATACCGCAGAAGTATCTACCGAAGTGGATGCCGTACCTTCTTCCGTCACAGTGGCATCCTCCTGTGTTTCGGCTTCCTTTGCTTCAGCTTCTTCTGCTTTTCTTTGTTCTTCAGCTCGAGCATCTATACTAGCTTTAGCTTGTTTAACAAATTTTTCTATATCTTTTGGATCTTCGTTGTTGTCAATCATTAATTGAACAACTTCCCTAACTTTATCTTGAGTCATATTTATTCGCCTTCAAATATTTTCATGTAAGAATCTACGTCGCCAGATGGATTATAACCTAGCTTTTTTAACTTTTCTGACTTAGCAATTTGTTGAATCGCAGATGATTCACCTTTTTCAGTAGGCACTGAAACCATTTTTCTTTCTCGCTCTTTAATACCTTTCTGGTTGTTTATCATTATGTGATTTGAAAAGTAACCTGACAAAGCATTTTTAGTTTGTTCAAAGTCATAGTTGTCATCGTTAGGATCAGTAAACATATTTAATATCATAAGCTTGTCATCTTCACTTATATTTTGATACCAAAACTTTTCACCTTCTTCTTTTTTAATTTCAACATCTGGTGCAAACTCCATAGCAAACTGTTGATAAGTCGTGTCGTCAAATCTTTTTAGCATGTCTTCTTTAAAAGAAGTCCCACCAAACATAGGATCGTTTATTAAAGAGCCTACGTTTTCTTCGGTTATACCAGCTTTAACTTCTCCTTCCATAGCTTCTTGGTCGAAAAAATTATCATCACCTCCAGCTGTGTAAGCGTTTAAAGCTCTTTTTTTAATATCTTCTCTAAAATCTACATCTACAACTTCCTGCATTTCTGTTATTTCATCTAACGTGTGCATACCAAAAGATCCGTCTTTGTTGTTTATTTTATATTTAACACTGCCATCAGGTTGAACTATTCTTTCAAAGTTTTCTTTTTGAAACTCAGTTAAAGTGTGTAGATTTTCTTCAGGCATATTTTTACTAAATACTTCTGGATCTGTATTAGCAATACTATTTTTACCTGCTTTAACAGCTTCTGTTTCTACTTTTAATTCATTAAGTCTTCTGTATACATCAGCTCTTTGTTCTTCAGTTCTAGCTGCAACTAAATCACCTCTAAGACCATCTATTTCTGTTTTGTAAGAATCATAATAACCTTTGCCAAGACTTCCAGCCATAGCTGAAACATCTTTATTAGCATTATTAAACTCTTTAAACAGCTCATTTTTTCTATCAGTTTCTGCTTTTACTACGTTAACCGCTGTGTTTTTAACTGTATCTAAAGCTTTGTCTAAACCTGTGCTAGCGTATTGACCAACGCCAGCCTCTGCTTTTGACGCTTCACCTAAAGCTTTCATTGTGCTAGCGCTAAGTCCTCCTTGTAACCTAGGAGCGCCAGCCGCATAATCTATTGTACCTGCACCTTTTGCCATATCTTATTACATTTGTAACATCTGTTGAGCCATTTGAGGACTCATTGTAAATTTATCTCCTAGTATACCAGATCCACCTACACCGCCTGCTATACCGCCTGCAGCAGAAGTTATACCTGACCACATTTTTTCGTCAGCAGCGGCTTGAGCTTGTCTAGCTGAAGCTACATCTTGAGCAGCCATACCCATCAACGCTTGAACTTGTTGTTGTTTCATATTTCTAGACATAATCTCACCTTGACGTTCAGCTTTTTGTATTGAAGCCGCTTGATTTCTTTCTGCCATTTGATTAGCTTGCTCTTGCTTACCTATAGATATAGCTGCTTTACGAGCGTTTTCAGATCCTTGATTAGCTAGCGTTTGAGCTAGTGCTGCAATACCAGATCCGCCGGCAGCACCTCTAAGCTCAGATAATATATTAGCTTGAGACTGAGCTTGTTTTTCAGCAACAAACTGAGCTTCTTCTTGGTTGACCGTAAGGTCTTCCATTGTGTTTTCAAGATTTAAAAATGGATTACTAGTGTCTAGTCCTTTGAATGCAGCTTTCTGCGCTTCAAGCTCTGCTTGAGCTTTAGCCGCTTCAGCTTTTGCTTTTTTCTTTTGTACACCGCCTGATATTGCTTTTGCTACACCGGCGCCTGCTACAACTGCTCCTGCTATTAAAAAACTCATTTACTTATTTTTAATATATTCGTTATACTCTTCCCACGTATCACAAACTATTTGTTTGTCTAACGTGTCTATATCTTGCGTGTTGTCAGGATTTTTATGTACATTAACAAATACTGAATCAACATTTGCAAAGATTACTCTTTTACTACCGGGTTTTGATACTGTATAACATGGAGCGATAAACTCTTCGACTGAGTCTTCTGTTACGACCGTGATATGGCCGCTAAGTAAAAACCAAACATGTTCATGCTTGTGTATTGCTCCAACAAGAAAAGAGTTCTGCTGCATTGACATTTGTCTTACGTATACATTATCTGCAAATGTATGCTTGAGTGGAAACAAATCCGTAACTCTTCCTTTTACAATATTTACCCCATCGGCTTTATCTACTAGATATTGCTGAAGTTCTAATATTATTTCTCGATGCGTAGACACATTGTGTTCTTTACGCTTTTCGATTTTATTGTTCATTTAATTACATTTAACTATTTACTATAGTTACATTTTAAGCGCTTTATTTACTACTTTCAAACGCATCGACAGTGACAGCGAACAACTCTGCTCTGTCTGTAGTTGTATTTTTAAATTTAAACAAAGAATAATAACCTAACATACTAGCTAGCTCTTGACAATTGTTTTTACTAAACAAAATAAATACTTGACCGTCAGGTAATACAGGTAAAATAGACTCGCAAGTTATAGTGTTAGCACTTCTGTCTATAGCTGTTATCTCACCTATTTCTGTTACATTACTACTGTTTATATCAAAACCTCCAAGCTCAGAAGTGTTAACGTAATATGCTGTATCTCCAACAGATGCTGAAGTTTGTACAGGAAAACTAAATTGTATTGTTGTTTGTGGCATTATGAAGCAGTTATTATTTGATCTAAATCTACTGTAAAAATTAATCTAGTGCCATCTAAAAATGGCGCTTTACTTACAAGTATACTATAATTTATATGAACATCTTTAGTAGCGTTGTCTGTGTTTAAAAGACTTGCTGAAAAACTAACATCATCTTCTGCAAAAATAGCGTCATCTGATCTTATAGGTATACTTTCTCCTGAATCACTAACTATATTAATAGTTACAAGATTATCGTGCATAGTAAAGTTTTTAACACTACTAAGAACATTGTTACTAGCGTGGCTAACAACTATAGTTCCTTCTAAAAGTCCTTGACCATTAATAGCTTTGTAAGATCTTCCAGGTATAACAAATATGTTAGTATCATCTTGGCTAACGTTCACACCAGCGACAGTACAATTAAAATCGTGACCTATTAATTTTTTACCAAAAAACTTTTTTTGTATTGGATTGTTTTGATCTGCAACACCTTGGCTCAGCATAGTTCCTTCGTGAGGCTCTACATAAAAACTGTATGTTTCATTAAAATTACTAAAAGGTATAGTAACCATACAATATTTTCTAAAAGTATTAAGCGTTGATGGTTCACCTGTAACGTTTGCGCGGCTCCAACCAGGTTCTTTTGAATAGTTTAAATCTACACCGTAATAGTTACCATTAGTGTCTTTAGCTACAATTCTATATTTAGCGCCTATAGAGCCTCCAATAATAAGAGTAACTTGAGAGCTAGTACCATGTACTAAGTTTTTAGGCGTAACTAAAAATGAAGTTATCTTCTTTACGTTTGTTATGTTTTTTCTTTTTGTCATAATATATTTACAAGCTCATCTAGACATATTGTTCCACAGCCTGGGTGGCAACTATCAACAGGCGGAATGTCAGTTATACAAACTTGGTATCTTCCTTTAGCTAAAGCAAATGGATTAGCAACATTACCGTTTTCGTCAGTAATTGTAAGGTCATAAGTTCCTGAGCCAAAGAAACCTGTAGCTTGAATCATACCATCTGCAGCACCACCGCCACTTGTGTGTTGTACTTCTAAAAGCTCAATTTTGTAAAGCTCGCAAGAATGTACACATGAACCATCATCAACTGTAGCGTTTGGATTATAGTTATCAGCGCTAGCACAAGTGCAACCTTCAATATCTTCATTAGATGGCTCAGGATCTGGATCAACTGGTGGCTCAACAACATCACCACCTAGCGTGGCCATGCCTATACCTTGAACTTGAAACTCGTGTTCATCTAAATTATTTATATTAGTACACTCTCCAAATATATTGTTAAACCATTTACCTTCTTTGTTTATAAACTCAGGAACTTTTCCTTCAGCTAAATCAGTGTAAGCTTCTTCAACATACCAACCAGCTTTACCGGTAAGGTTGTAATAGTTTTTATCTGTATATTCTACACCACCAATATTAACAGTAGTAAACTGATTTATTCTAGCTTGTGTGCCTTCGTATTTTATTGTTTGAAAGTTTTTAACAGAGCTTGGTAAATCGTTAAATAATATTGAAACACAAGAGTATTCGTTATCTCCAGGCATTACATCATAAAACATATTTCTAGTTGGATTAGTGTGGTGTTGCCACATATCTCCATTTTTAAATGTGTAGTATTGATTATTTATACTAACACCAGACTCTGGTATAAAAGACTTAAAACTTACCCAGCCATTAACAGCGCTACTATAAGTAACTGTTACAGGCTCAAATGTACTAAAGCTTTTGCTAGGCTTTTCGCTTATAGTTATATTGTATTCATCTTTTCTTTTATCAAAAGTACCTAGCATTCTAGAGTTATTTATTATGCTAGGATCTGTCATTATATCTGTAAAGTAATCTTTCATACCTATGTCAGATATTGGATCAATACCGTTTTTAGATAATCTACAAACAGCTCCTCGTTGTTGATCAGTAAAATAAGCTCTATAAGATTCAGAAGCAAAAGATTCTGGATTTTTAGATATACCATATTCACCTTCAAAAGGAGTAACAGCACCTAATACTCTAGCTGTAGCTGTAACATTTGCGTTACCATCTGCGTTAAATAAAGCATCTTTGTCAGACAATATCTTTACAACTTTATCTTCACAGAACGTTACTAAGTTAGTTTGTCTTTGGAAAAGTTTTTGTATAGTACCTAAATCTGGATTAAGATCTTTAGTTATTTTTTCACCTTGTATAAATTGATTTAATCTATTGACACCAGTTCTTGTGTTATATATACCTGAGTAGATTAAACCAGATCCTCTTCTTTCTTCTTTGTATTGCTCTGCTATTGTTGTAGAAGCTTTAACACCGTTTTGTATTGTAGGCTGATTGAAGTCGTCTCTAATTCTGTCAGACTCAACACCATTGCCAAATGAATAACAGTTAAACCAAGGTAAAGTATATGTTAAATTATTTTGTGCTACTGTTTTGTTAATAGGTACAATAGTTTGATTTATAACAGTAACAGCAACTTCAACTTGAACACGACCGTCCCAAGCATCGTTTATAGTTAATATATCACCAGCGTTTACTGTAACAGGATTACTTAATTCAATGTTACATATATCAGCTCCAGCTTGATTAAATATATGATATTCTACTAGTCTTGTAAAGTCAGGAACACCAGCACCAGTAACAACATCACCAAGCAGAGCTTCTGTTTCATCGTTATTCTTTTCAAGAACTATAGGGTATGCTCTACCTATTTCATAATAAATATCTAGCTCTATGTTTTCTTTTGGAAGAGTTTCAAACACAGCAGGGTTGTCAGTTTCAACTCCTTGATCAGAAATGTAAGGAGCCATAAACTCTATTGTTACAGCGCCGTCCATACTCATGTCGTGAGACATTACAGATCTTGGATCCCAATACTGAGTAATGTCTTTATCTAAAGCTATAGAAAACTTATTACGTTTATTATTAGCTGTTAATCTTTTTACATCTTCAGTGAATAAACCACACCCGTCAATATTCATGTTTAGAATACCGCTATGCTCTCTATAAGCTTTAACAGTATATAAGTTATCTTCTTTATCTGGATCTTGTCTAAACCTAAATACAACGCCTGGCGTTATTATTTTGTCTATAAAGTTTTTAGTGTCTGTTACAGATGCGTTACCAGTTTCTTTATCAGCATAACCTAACCATCTTGCTGGCCACCAACCAGGCTTTCTTTCATCTTTGTGATCCCAACTGTGACCAGGTAAAGGACCTTGTTCATCTGAGTTATTTGCAGCACCTGCCATGCTACCAGATCCAGGTCTAATACCAACAACGCTAACATCCATCATGCCTACGCCATTAACAGAGTATATACCCATTGAACCTGTTCGCCAAATGTAATCATTTACATTTGCAGATCCCCTTAGCTCGTCTCCAGGCTGCGAAAGATCTTCATGTCTTGCTCTTGCCGCAAAGTTAGAAGTATCTTGTACTCCACCGCTACTTCCGTCGTTTATTCCAGTGTTTACTTTTTGTCCGTGCCAGTTGTCACCACCACCGCTACCAGTAACCCAAGGAGGCATTGAGCCTGCGTCTTCTACAGGTGTATACCATTGTTTTGCCCAAGCTTCATCTAAAAATGCTCTAACTCTATTTTCGTTAGTTTGATCTCCATCATTACCGCCTTCATTTCCACACCAATGCCAAAAGCCTATACCAGAAACACTTTCTACAGGGCCAACATTTTGTCCAAAAGCGTCTATATGAGGAATAATACCTAATGACTGACCGTTAGTTCTCCAGTCTCTAATAGCTCTTTTAGCTGCATTGCTTTGATTTCTATAAAAATCAGATCTTACTTTGTCACCTGGAAAACCATTATCTCCCCAAGTGTAGCTAGCGTTATAAGGGTTTGTAGCTGGCGCTATATTACCAGTGTTAAAAGCGGCTAAAGCACTACTACCTCCAGTGTCGTTCATTACAGTATTTTCGTAATGAGGTCCTCTGTCTGCATTAAGAAAGCCAGGAATCTTTAGACCAGTGTCGTAAACAGGAGTTCCAGTAGCAGGATCTACATCGTAGCTAAACAAATAAGGTAGTCCATAAGAAGCTTCTACAGTGTAATCTTCTGGTTTTGTAACTAAAACATAGGTCTCTAACGTAATATCTTTATATATTTTAACAAAAAACTTACCATCAAACTCCGGTAAATTTTTACTTTCTTTTTTAAAGAAAACTACAGATAACCCGCCTATTCTTGTCTGCCATGTGTCATCTGTTGAACAGAAGTTAACATCAGGCCCTAAAGGTTTTTCTAATTTTATTTTATATTGCCCACCAGGTCCAGATTGATCTATACCTACTATGTTGTAAACTTCGCTTCTCTCTGTAGTAGGACCAACTATTCTAACGCAGTGTGTGCTAGGGCTAGATGTAACGCCATCGCCTATATTATTATCGTACTCAGTTTCATCTACAGAAATAAAAGTAAAGTCAGCAAAAGGAAAACCTCCTCCAACACTACCTATAAAACTGTTAGATGAATTGTTAGTTACTCTTCCTACTTCGCTTCTAGTAATTCTAATATCTTCAGGCGCTTCGTTTTCTATAGCTACAACTTTATATCTAGCTCTTTCTTCTACAGCTTCATCTGAGTCATGTGCTTTTTTAAGCTCTAAAAACGTTTCAATATCTAGTTTGTTTCTATCAGATGAATTAAACGAAAGCCATACGTTTCCATCTTCAGCATTATACCATTTAGACAATGCTAAGTTATAGTATTCTGCTGATGTTTCTTTTATGAAATACTTAAAAGACTTAGCCCAAGTAGGATGCGGTGACGTTATTCTAGCTTCTAAATAGTTTATGTCATTGCAAAACTCTTTGTCTACAGTAACAGATCCTTTTTCTTTATCTGCTAACACAGGCGTTTCTCTACCTAAAAAGTCTTTGTATATAATACCTACTTGATATGTTCTTATAGATTTTAAAGATTTTTGAGCTGATAAATCTTCAGGGTGTAAATTACTACCAAAGCTTAAGTTTATTTCTGGAGTAATTAAGTCGTTGTTTGTAGCTCTTAAATCATAGTTGTGCAAGTAGTTTCCATAAACAAGTCTATTACCTGTAACTTCTTGAGCTAAAGCTTTTCTAGGTACATTGTCCCAAGGTCTTATAAGTTGATTAGATGGAACTAAAGCATGTATCATTTCTGATACGACTCTAAACGAACCTCTTAAATTTGTTTCATGATACTGTACATCTGTAGGCCAAAGCGGGCTTCCATCATTAGGTTTAATTGTTTTAACAGTATATACAGATGTAGATTTTTCTTCTTTAAATAATATATCTATTTCAGCAATGTCTTTACATCTGTTCCAGTTTAATGGAGCATAGTTTTCTACAGACAAAGATCGTAGTTGGTTGGCCATAGCTAAGTTCCAGCCTCTTTTAGGCTCATAATCGTAGCTGCCAGGTAAGAAAGCTATTTCAGAAAATGGTGAAAACGCAGAGTATTCACCGTCGTTGTATTTGTATCTATAAGCGAAACGTGGAAAAGTAAACTCAAAAAGAGAAGGCTCTTGTTCTAGTCTAACATAAAAGTCATTAGCATCATCTCCAGGAGCAAGATTTCCGTCAACAGATAAAACTATAGCAGTAAACACTCCATTAAATATGTTGTCACTGTCAGCTCCAGCTGGTACACCTGTAATTTCTAATCTAACTTGAACATCTGCAAAAGATACTGGCGATTGATCTAAATCATTAGTTAAAAGTATTATATCTCCAACTCTATAATCTACCGCTGTATCAAAAACTAAACCTAAAGTAGTTCCTGTTTCTGTAATTACACCGTCTGGAGATACAAACCCATCATAGTTAGTTAGTGTAGTTGTAATAGGATTATCTGTACATTGATCAAAGAATTGAGTTTCAGAGTCTATAACTACAGCTTGTTGAGGTTGAGCATCTTGTGACGTTGCATTGCTTTCTGTTTCTACATTTTCTTCTTCTACTATTTCTGTTTGACCTAGTATACCTGTTCCTTGATAAATAGTACGAAAGCCAGAGCTATTTGTCCACACTGCATCTACTACAAAGTTTGGATTATAGTCTGGTGAGTCGGGATTTAATACTTGTTGTGGGTAAGGATTGTTTTGATCATACTCAGGAGGACATATATTGTATTCTAAAGTTCCAAGAAGCTGGTATGTCATTGATATATAAGCACCGCTTCCTGGCTGCAGCCTACCTTGAAAAGCTATAGTTCCATCTGGAAAAACCCAATACACTGGACCTCTTGAAGTTTCTTCATAACCACCGTTTATATATTCTGTACCAGTAGCATTGAAGTTTTGATTTATCGCCGCAGTATAAAAGTTAGGGCCCATTAAGTCAGAAAAAGTATCTTGAAACCACGCTTGAAAAGGAGGTAGTGGCAACATCACGCCAGTTCCACCAGTAATAGCGTTTGGAACAATAGGATTTTGCGATTGATAACTTCCAGAAGTTCCGTCAGGCCACATAGCGTCTACAATGTTTTGTGGTATGTTAAACGGAGCTTCTAAAGCTTCTTCAGGCGTTAAAACATTTCTACAAGCTGTTCTTAAAGTACACTCACCTTCTAGCGATTGACATTTTATTTTTATTTCATCTGACTCAATGTCTTCTACTACAACTGGAGGTTGCTCAACGGTGTTTGTTGTTAATTCAAAAGAGCACCTGTCTGTTATAGACATTCTAAGTGTAGGTGGAGTTAATGGATCTCTTTTCTTTACAGTTATATAATCTTCTTCAACGTACTGTGGTTCTTCGTTTAACACTTGACCAACAGGTATAGTAGGAAATATATAATCAGCTCTTTTAACTTCTAGACCTGCTAAATCACCTACACCAGCAAAACTACCATCATCTCTTCTTGATACAACTCTAGTAGAATATCTTGCGTTGTTAGCTAGCCCGACTATAGCAAAAGTGTTAGCTCCAGTTCCTAAATAAGATCTTTTTATGTTTACTTTTTTAGGCTCTGTATGGTCATCTGTCCACATTATGAAATCGTCGACAATGTTTATACCTGTTATTAACCTACTCTTACTATAATTTAATACTTTTGGAGCAAAAAAGTAAGCATAATCTCCAACATTTAAGCTTGTTACATCGGCAAAAGGCGCTATAACAACTTGATTGTTTGTTACAACACCTGTGTTTGTATTAGTCACACTAGTTACAAGACCAGTTCTTCCTGCTCCTAAGCTTACTTTCATGCCAGGCTTAACACCTTCATTGTTTGATAGTGTGATTACAGAGCCTATTTCGTTGCCGTCATTTCCAATTAAACCTTGTTGTACGTTTACTATTTCTTTAGTAGCTTGATATATATCTACAAACACATAAGTAAGTTGACCTGAGTCTACGTCATACTTAATAATATAATCTTTGTTGTAAAGCTCTTCTTGAGCATCGTTCATTTGGTTTACCTTACCTGCTACTAAATAGTATATGCAGTTTTCTTCACCATTTGTTATTGATCCAACAACATAACCACCTTTAGCTTCGCTATCTAACGTTACGTTTGTGTTTCCTAATAGATTTTCTAAAGCACCTACATTACTACCTTCAGACGTAGATACTTCTATATTCATAGCATCTACATACTGACCTTTTGGAACAAGCCTTTCATCAAGGTCTTTGTTCATTTTACCTTGTGCAAAATTTCTATTAAACTCTGGCATACTTAACGTTTAATCCATTGCGCTTTGTTTCTCATTATCTGAGCAAACTCTTGCGATTTAAAGTTAGACAATCTTATTTTTGCTTTTCTTGTTTCAGCAAACCTTTCTTTTTTCAACATTTGAACTGTTGCAGGACTGTAATTAGATCCTGTTGAAGCTATAGCGTAAGCTACATGTTTGTAAAAAGCTTCTTCAGCAAACTTATGTATCATCATGTTTCCACTAGCATCTATACCATCTGATAAGTAATCTAATACTACTGTTTGTCCTATTAAGCTTGGATTAAAAAATATACAACCATTTTTATAATCCATAAAGTAAGAGCCGTTTACTTGAGCGTGCTCTGGAACTATACCGTATCTTTGACCTAGTGATACATTACCATACGAGTGATCATAGTCTTGATCTACAACTAACGGCTCGCCAAAGTCGCCTGTCATAAACTCTTGCTGAGTAACACCGCCGTAGCTTCCGGCAACACTACCATCATCATTAATCTGCCAATAGTTTTGCCCGCTAGTTTCTACGTTTATAACCTCGTAAGTGTTGTTAATTATTTCTTGCTCTACACTTCCAGCGACAAAATCGTTTAAGTCTTGTTCAAAATCAGCTATTGTTAAAGGACCTCCATTTACGTTAGTTCCAAAGCCAAATTGATCTAGTCCACCATATTGAGGATTCATAGCGTTCCAATATGGGTTTGGGTTTGGATTAGCTACGTCATAACCACCTAATGGAGGTGTAGCTTCTAGTATAGTTAGAGACACATCATTACCCGCAGTACCATGAGGAAACGCATCAAAAGTTGGGCTAGTTCCAGTTTGCCAAGTTCCGTCAGGAACATCTTGATTACCACTACTAATAGCAGCTAAAGCGTGTGGAATAAATTGTATACGTTGGTCTCCTAATACTGGGTTAGCTCCATCTTGAAGTTGCTCTCTTGGATAAAGAAACGCATTATAGTTTCCAGTGTGATCGTTGTAGTTTGATTTAAACTCTTCATAGTCTTGTTTCCAAATACTAGTTGGTTGATCTTGAGCAAGAGCTATGTTGCCTATAAAATTAGGATCGCCCTGGTTGACATGATTAAACGTAGTTGATGATCCTTCTCCATGATAAGCTGCTTGTGATTCATCTGCAAAAATTATTACTAATACGTTATCGTTAGAAGATATTTGCGGAGGAGCTCCTTTCATTACAACATCACCATCCGCGCTGGTTATAGTTTGTCCAACTTCTACACCCAAGCCACTACCAGCTGGATTAGCTACGTCATAAAATTGATTACCGCCTGTTGCATTTCCAGCTTGAGCAGACCAATAACTAACTCTTAAAGCAAGAGAATTTACAGGTAGGTCTATTTGATTATTGATATGATCGAGATGACCGCCTGTTACCATTGGATAATTATATACGGCATCGTTAACTACTTGATCGGTAAAACTATTATTAGTGTTACCAGTTTTAATTTGTCTATTGTTAAACTTGCCTGTCATTGGAACAGACGCCCAATCTAGCCATCTTTCTCCTGCTACAGTAGTATGAAACGTGTTGTGATTAGCTTTAGTGCTATCTTCTTGTCTAGTAAATCCATCTATTCCATCAAGCCACGAAGTAACAGCTTGATAAGATAGTTCAGTTTGCGCTAAACCCATTGAAGTACCATCGTAAAACACGTAAACTTTAGTATCTGAAGGTATTTCGTTTTCTATTATTTGTGGCTCTGTTATTGTTTCAGTTGTAATAGTTTGAGTAAACGGCTCATCAGTTGCTGTTGGTCTAAAAGGATTTTGAGTTAACCTTGTTGGGTACAAAGGTCTTTTTACACCACCAGGACTACTCCAGTAAACATTTGTATATCCTACAAAGTTATGAGGAAAAACTGTTTTCGCACTGTTAGGCACATCAAACTCCCAAGTTTCTTTTGATCTAAGAGTATCGTAGCTTAATTCTTGAGCAGCTCTTCTAGCAAAAAATGCTACATCTTCTTTATTAGCTTTAGGTATTATTTTATTTTCACCAACATAGTAAGCCATGAAGGTAGCTATCAATTGATCTAATTCTTGATATTGATAACTTCCGTGAGTGCTTCCGTTGTAATAATCAGCCTCGCTATTTAAATCCCAATAACCTGTACTCATTATGATTTACGTTTATTTTCAGCTTCTACCTTTTCACCTTTACCGTAACTAGATAGACCTGGCTTATTAATAATTATACCAGCTAACTCTAATATTTTATAAACTAAAGATGTTTCTTCAGCTGGATGCAGTTCAAAGTTTGAAGCACCGTTAGCGTTATACAAAGCTTTTTCATTAACAACTACATAATCCCACTCTACTCTATTTGGCTTTCTAATGTAGTCACATCTTACGTTGTTAAAAATATTAGCAAAACCGCCAGCAGCGTTTAAATGAAAAACTTGTATAGCGTTATTTTGTCTAATGTAAGCTGGATGCTCTAACAAAGGCTGTCCTGCAAAAACAGTTTTCTTCATTAAATGCAGCTTTTTAGGCGTAACTTGCCCGCATATATTTTCGTTATGTCTAACCTCTTCAAGTCTAAACATGTCACTAGTGCCAACTGGATAGCCAATTGTAGAATCTATAGGCAACAAAATATCGTTACCACTAGTCACTGTTAAAGGAAAGTTGTAAACTTGAAATATACTGATCTTATCTTCAATGTCATCTACAGAATCTCCAGCAGCTGTAGAGTTGCCAGGGTTTCTGTGAAACTGATTTAGATCATAAAAATATTGCTCGAATATCTGTGTTTGAGCTTGATTAGCTAGTAAGTTAAACTCTTGCGGAGTTATGTAGCCTCTTTGTTCTTTATTTGCTAATGCTAGTACACGTTGATATACCGTATCTATACTTACCATTTAATTATCTTTTATAGTTAAGTAACCACCCCGAAGAGTGGTTACTCTTCTATAAAGTAATTACACGTTTAGTCTCTTTTCTATATTGTTATAGACTTCTAGACCTTCGTCTGTTTTGAACCATTGAGCTAACGCTGAATATGGATGCTCGTCAAAAGGAACTGTCATAAGTTTTCTACCAGTAGAACCCCAAGTAAACGTTCTTTGATCAGAGCTTAATTGTATAATTCCATCTTCAACAGCGACTATACCAAAGTTTCTAAGCTCTACGTTTTCATCATTAACTAAATCTAAGAACAAAACAGGATTTTTTCTTGCGAATATTAAGCAATCTCGTTTTAACTCCTTAGAGCTCATCGTAGATACCTTAGAGCCTAATTCTACTCGCATAATAGCTTCCATCTTTGTTATATCTAATGTTCTAGCTAATACTAAAGCGTCAGCTTCTAATTCTAAGAAGTCTAACTCTGTAGCTGCTTGCTCAACAGGTTTCCACTCTTCGTATATGTGGTTTACCATAGGGTGATATAACGACAAAAGCTTTTGAAGTGTAGTTTTATTTTTAGGAACTGTTAAAGCCCCGTTTCTAAACACTATATGTTCTAATCTTTGATCTCCTTTCATTTCATCTACAAACGGAGTGCTTTGATTTGAACAGTATTTTAACTCTCTTTCGTACCCTTTTTCTTCGTCAAAGTAATATATACCTGAAGATCTTATAGAATAACTTATAGGACTTTTGTTTCCTTTTAAGTAATAAGTTCTATCTTTTATTTCCCAGTGTGTTTTTTTATCAACTGGTTTGGTAGTTGGCTTTTCAATAACCACTTCTACCATTTCATTTGTAGCTTCTATTTTTGGTTCAGCTACTTTTTTAGTTGTTTGTTTTTTTGCCATGATATAATATAATAAAAAATTAAAAAAGATCGGGGCCGAAGCCCCGACCTAATATGATTACTTCAATAACATGAAGTTGTTAGCACCTTGAGTAACTAAACATCTTTCAGATAAGAAGTGAACTTGCATTGCATCAATTGAGTCAGTGATGTTTCCACCTACAGAACCAGTGATAAATGATTTCATTTTTCTATCTTCCATTTGTGAAGCACGGTAACGTACATGTAAGAATGGACGCTTAAGGTTTTTACCTAAAGACTGATCGTAAACAGTTGATACACCAGCAGGAACAATAACCCCACGGATAGCACCAGCTACGTCTCTGTCGTTAATGCTACCACGAGTAGCTTTATCGTTTAAGTAACGGAAGTCAGACTTATAAAAGTCGTAAGATCCTCTACGGAAACCAGAGAAGCCTAAGTTTAACGCCATATCTTCAGAGTTGTTGAATACACCGAAAGATGTACCACCAGCTCCGTAAGAGTTCATAGAAGCTAACATATCATCAAAAGCAAGAGCAGTAGCTCTGTTTACAAATAACATATTTTCTTCAATAGCACCTTGACGATCAAACTCAGATAAGATTAAGTCAAATTCAGCTAAATCAACTGGACCACTAATACCAGTTACACCAGTAGTGATGTTACCTCTAGTTTCAATAGCGTCAAATAAACCTTGCGTACCAGTTAATCTTTCAGCAGCAACGCCAATTGTACCAAGACCTAAAGCATCTTCAACTTGGTCAACAGCTTGGTTACCTTGAATAGACTCTAACATAGACATTTCTAAGTAGTCAGCAAAACGTGAACGTGTGTCACCTTCAGCTTTCAAGTACCAGTAGTAGCCATTTTGTCCGTCTTCACCAGTAACTTCTACCCAACCAATTTGAGACGCATCAGATCCAGAGATCTCGTAGTAGTCTTTTAAAATAATTGGCTTATTAGTGAAAGTTTGGAAAGCTGGAGCGTTAGCAGAGCCACGACCAGCAGATCCTTTTGAAAATTCAGATCCATATACTAATACTGTCATAGCAACGCCATCAGCACCTAAGCTAGATAAGTCAGCTAAACCAAAAGCAGAAACTTCAACAGTGTTTGCTCCAGCGTCTACAGCGTGAACAATACATCTTGCAGTTCCAGTAGCAGTAGAAACTAACAATAAATCGTTAACTCTAATACCGTGAGTACCTGCAGCAACAGCAGTTCCGTCAATATCGTTTTGGATAGTGATTTCTGCAGGAGCATTGTTAGTACCACCGTGACCAGTAACATCTGAGATATTACCAGTATAAGATAAGTGTAAGCGTCCCATTTCTGACCAAATAACTTGATCAGCAGACATAGCTTCTTCTGCACCAACCTGAGAAAGGAAACCAGAAATTGTTCTTGAACCGAACACTTCAGCTTCACCTTCCATTAAGTCTGGCAGGTATTGTTGTGCCCAACCTTGCGTTGTAGCACTTGTAAAATCGATGTAGTTTGTAACTAGTGTTTGTTGCGATGCAGCAGCCACAGAGTTTAAACTACCTCCAGGAATTAAAGGCATAATTCTAAAATTTAAAGGTTAATTATTTTTTTATTTTAAACTTAAAATCTGATTTAGAGTCACCACTTAAAACCCTGAACTTTGTTCCGCCAACTTCAACATCTTTGTTTGTTTGTCTAGTGCCCATTGAAATGTTTTTAGACTTTTCAATAGACTCTTTTAAACCGTCAGCTTTACCTTGCTCGTAGAAATGTTTTGCTACAGCATCAGCATTCATAGCGGTGTACAAGCCTTTATGATAACCAGCAGCGTCTTCCATTATACCATCTTTATTCAAAAACTTTTTGACAAAGTTGTTAATATCACTTTGATTACTTTTAACTGAGTCAGCGTCTTTAACTCCAAACCTAAATCTTTTTTCACCTAAATTAAATTCAAAACCTTTGAACTCTTGCGAAAATAAACTTTCAGTTTTGTTATCAAACACTTCCTTAGCTTGATTAAACTTGTTTTGTCTTTCCTCAGACTCTTTGTTATATCGATTAAAGAAGTCTATAGCTTTTTGCTGTTCTGCAGTTAGCTTTGAGCCTGCTTTAATCTCTTCGTAATATTTAGACTTTTGCCCGTCTAAGTAGGCTTTAGCCTCTGCAACTTGCTCTTTTAAGGCTATTTTCTTTTTTCTAATATCTTTTTCTTCGTCAACCTCTTCGTCGTACTTGAAGGTTTCGTCCATTAAGAACTGTCTTTCTTCAGCGTCTAAATGAGGCTTTGTTTGTTTGTAATACTCGTTAAGAGCCGTTAGATTATCCATTTTACTAAAGTCTTGGTTTAATCTAACATAGTCGTTAATATCACCACCTGTTTCTTCAATAAACTTAACTAGCTTATCTACATTTTCTGGCATTGATACTTTTTCAACTTCAGCTACTTTCTTTTCAGCGGGTGTCTCATCTTGAACGTTGTCGGTACTTTCTCCGGTAATTTCTTCAATTGTTGTTTCGACGTTTTCTTGCTGAACTTCTTCGCTAACTTCGGGTTCGTCGCGTACAGGAACCTCATCTGTGCTTTGCTCTGAAACGGCATCTTCTTCTTTTTTACTTAAATCTATTTTGACAACATCTTCTGTAGGTTTATTAAATTTTTTCATTTTAACTTTTAAACCTTCAACCTTGTCGTCTACTACAGGTTCTTCTTTTTGAATAACCTCTTCAACTAAGTTTTCTTTTTTTTCTTCTTCCATAATATAAAATATAATAATTAAAACTCATTCATATTCAAACCAGTCCCTAATTCATCATTACCTGCTGACTCGAATTTTTTACTCGCTGTCTCTTGTCTTTTATCTTCTATTAAGTTTTTAGACTCAGACTCTAAAGCTTTGATCTTCATGTTGTACTGAAACTCTAATTCCATAAGCTCTTTTTTAATTTTAGCTTCTTGATCTAGATTTTTAGCTTTAAATTCTGCTTTCGCTTGCTCTAGCTGTATATTGCTTTGTGTTAAAGCTTGTTGTTTTTGCGTTTCAGCTTGCGCTTGAGCTTGAGCGGTTTGTTGTTGCGCTTGTTGCTGCGCTTGTATGTTTTGTTGTTGCTTAGCTTGATCGTCTGCTACTTTTTTCTTTTCTTTTATTTTAAGCATTTGATTAGCAAGCTTAATGTTGTTTATGCTTCTTAAATCTATAGCGTCAGATAAGTTTATTAACTTTTGTTGTAAAGCCATCTGAATATTATTTTCAAGCATTTGTTTTTCTTCTTCATCTGGAGCTAACTCTATAAATATACCAAAATCATATAAGTGTAGCTCTGACATTTCCTCTAGCGTAGCTACATTGTGTGTACCTATTTGCTGTAAGAAAGCGTCTCTTGTTGGCGAATATTCTATAACATCAGATATACGTAGCGATATTTGCTCAGCTGCATCTGCAGTTAAATATAAACCAGCTTGAAGTATATGTCTTGTTGCTGTATTACTGTTAGCGGCAGCTAGCTTTTGTACTCCAACTAAAGCGTGTCTATCAGGCGTGCTACCATCACTAGCTTCATTAAGACCGGTTACATCACGTATCATTTGTAAATAGTAATTGTAGTTACCAATCAACGTTTGTATTTTACCGCCACCATTACCGCTAGCTATTTCTTGTATAGGTATTTTACCAGGATTTGGATCACCGTCCATCGTGTATGATCTACCAATAATACTACCAGTTTGGAAGAACATGTTTAAAGCTTCTTGCGGATTATAGTTTGTGCCGTTACCAAGATCAACCTCAGCTAAACCATCAGCGTCTAAATAAACACCGTCAGGTACCATACGAGCTAACACTTGTTGTATTTTTAAATGCGTTAACTGTATCATGTCTGCAAAACCTGTTATACGGCTTACTAAACTTTCTATTCTACCTTGATACATACGTGGAGCAACAATAGAGTAGTTTGTTTTAACTTTAGTCATATCGCTTTTTGGACGCATCATGTTTTCTGCTAGCTGCCAGTTTAAAAGCTTTTCAGCACCTAGTATTTTAGCTCCTTCAAACAAAACTTCTACTTGTCTAGAAACCTTAGCATATCCACCTTGCATATCAGCTGGAGGATTAAATGTATCGTCTTTTTCTATAAGTCTTTCACCACCTGTTGCCGTTTCTTTTAGCTTGTAAACTTCATTCATATATGTTTTATAGTTAAAATATAAAACATCTATTTGGTTTAAGTCTTTAGATTTTCTAGCTCTATTGTATTCAAACTTCGAAGAGTTAGCAGCTTCTTGTATTTCTTTTAAATCTGATTCTGATAAATGAGGAAACTCTCTTACAAGCTCGTTTATTGGTATTGTTTTTACTTCACCTACATAATATATATCGTCAAAATAAGGTGATTCACTATAAGAATAAACAAGCATATCAGGATCAACATACTGTACTTTAACACCTGTTGATTCATCAAAAGTAGTTTTTATAGCTGCTATACCTAAAACAGCTAAGTCATAATAAACTCTTTTTCTTATTAAATCATAGTTACTACCTTTTAACAAAACGTTTATAGCTTGCTCTTCAGCTAGTTCAGTTGCTTGCTTATAAGTAAGCTGCATGTGAAGTTCTAGCTCTTCTTCTGTTTCAGGTAAAGTATCAGGATCGTTTTCTCTCATGTCCATGTTAAAGTTCTTTTGAACTTCATCATCAAACTCTTTTGCTTTCATGTCTCTAAGCATACTTTCCATATACTCAGTTCTTTTAGCGACGCCAAAGGGATCTTGAGAATAAACTTTAATATCGTAGTTTCTTTCAGACATACCGTTAACTACAATATCTACAAACTTAGGTATAATTGGAACTGGCTTCCAGTCTAAGTTTAAGTAGCTTAAGTCACCATTTATTGATAACTCGTCTTTATATTTTTGAACAGACTGTTCGCCTCTAGCGTAAAGTCTTAATCTGTGAAAATCATTTCTGTTAGCGTAAAATCTAGAGCCAGCCCTGTGGTGCTCTCCTCTTTCGCTTCTGTCAAACCATTCGTGTTCTATGGCTTTTGCTATTTCTAAACCGTAATCATAGCTTAACTTTTCTGCATCAGGTACTACCTGACTTGGAAAACTAGTGTTAGATGAATAACTCATATTTAATTTTTAATTATTCTTGATGTTGTTCCGTGGTTAGAATACTTTGCAAAATTAACATTCAAAGCAGTTCTTTGTCTTTCTTTATTTGGTTTATACAAGTGCCTGTTGCAAGCCATTATAGCTAGTCCAGAACTAATAGCGGCGTCAAACTTAGTACGTCTATTTATATCAAACTTAGCCCAATCATTTAAAGTCTCTGTAAAATACATTGACCCGTAGCTACCGTCTTGAAGTAATCCAACATGATCGTTAATATACATTTCAATAGCAGCAGCATGAGCTTGCTTAATATCTTCACTAGAGTTTGGTATACCTCCAACTTCTTTTTCAGTTACAGATAATTTATTCCAAATCTTGTCTGGTCTGTTCATACTAAAACCTCTGTAGCCTCTACGCCTTAAATAGTATAGTAATCTTGGTTTGTTATTTTCTGCAAGTAGTGGCATACCGTAAAATACAAGAGCCATCAATACATCTTCAAAAAACATTTCTGCGGTTTGTGGTCTAGCTATATATTCTAAAAAGAACGTATTAGCTGGAGCGTCTTCCATTGAAAACTTTGTTAATCCATGAAGAGATCCGTTGGATCCTCTACCATCAACAGTACCGCTAATATCATAACTATCGCAGCCAAAAGCGCCCATGTGTTCGTTTCCAGGATATTTAACTCCATTTTTTATTATCACTCTATTTTGAAGATTTGTATTAGGTACCCAACTAACTTTAAATCTTCCGTTTGTATCTGGATTAAAAATAACTTTAGTATCTTTAATCCCATTAACCCATTGAAAACTGCCTTGAGTAACAACGGCAGAGTTTCTTATTCCTTCATTGTAGTCTATTTGCTCGTATATTTTAGCTAAATTAAATAAACTATTTTTTGTTTCATCTCTAAAAGCGTGCTCTTCAGTTCTTGGAAACTGTCTGTAAAATTCATTTAAAGCGTCTTGATCAGATTTTAAACCTTCAGCTTCATTTTCCCAATGTGATATAACACCTATATCTATTAGTTCACCGTGAGGTCCATAACAGTCTTGTCTTGGAGTATCAAACACGGGTCGTCCATACTCATCAATAAATCCTTCATAGTTCCATTCCATTGGGATAAACAGAGAATATAAACCAGAGCGTGTTTGACCATTTCTATTTCTTTGTGTTACATCACTATCGTAATACAACTTTTTAAAGTTATCACCACCTTTGTCTAATGAGTTGCTAGTTGAACCCATCATACACTTACCTATAATTCTACTACCTAAACGTAAACAAGTTTTTGTTACACGCCAGTTGTTTAGAATATTATCAGGCCTTTCCCATTTACCACTTTCGTCATGTACTAACAAGTTAAGTTTTTC